TGGCATGATATTATAGGTAATATACATGTAGAGGCTGGAGGTGCTCAGACTCCTGAATTTGTTCCCTACCAAGGTGGCATTAAGGCATTACAATTTGCTCTTAGTGATGAAGGCTTCTTAGACTTTCATATTCCTCATGATTATGTTGTGGGTACTGAGGTTTATATTCATGTACACTGGTCCCATACCAGTACTCTTGTAACTGGAGGAACAGTTACTTGGGGATTTGAAATGAGCTATGCTAAGGGACACAATCAAGGAGCGTTTCTAGTCCCTGTTAGTGTGGGATTAATAGCTTCTGCATCTAGCACACAATACCAACATATGATACCTGAAGTACTAATAACTTCTATAGGTGGGGGAGCAACATCAATATCTGTAGGAGATATAGAGCCAGACGGTATAGTTATGGTTAGGGTATATTTAGATAGTAATGATATAACTGTAAGTGGAGGATTAGCTCCAGAACCTTTCGTACATTTTGTTGATTTACATTACCAATCTACAGGTATTGGTACTAAACAGAAATCTCCTGACTTCTGGACATAACCCATGGCTAAGGTTTATTACTTCGAGCCGGGGTACATAGAGGAAGATTACTTCCAGACAGGGCTATCGATAGATTGGGGCAAGAAAATAATTCATGTCCCATTAATAGTAATGACTCTAATACAAACAACACCAACTAGAATTATGCAGCTAAATCTAGATGATTTCCGTAAGGCTTTAAAAGACTTAGAAGATGATTCTGAGGGTATGGCATTTAGTAACACTCATAAACATAATACTACTGTAGAGGTTGGTGGTGTTGTACTTGCAAGAGTACTAGAGATATTAGAGCCTTATACTATTACGTTTGAAGATGGGCAGTATGCGGTTAACTTAGTTGGCGCAAACTCAAACGTAGGGGATAGGGTAAATGTTAATAATGTATCTGTACGTTCTGCCAACTCAGCAGGGTTACAGGATCTATCAACGCTTTTAGCTTCTGCGTACGGTGGGCAGGTTATAGTAGATATTATAACAGGACAGGCAGGTACCTCTGTACCTGTAGGTACCTTTAAAGCTCCTTCAGATAACGTAGCAGATGCACTCACTATAGCTGAAGTACAGGGGATAACAACCCTATACTTTAATAGGTCTACCACTATATTAGAGGACCTATCTAAAGGGTACCACTTAGTTGGTGGCTCGCCCTTTTTTGTATTAACAGCAGAGGGCACAGCTGACTTAACTGGGTGCTCTGTCACAAACCTAGGACTGGTAGGTGAGTTAGATGGGTTAAATAATATCACTCGATGCAATGTTAGTAATATTACTAATATGAGCGGGTTTATGGAGAAATCCGCACTATCGGGTAATTTAGGATTAAATGGTAGTACCTCTATAATGGAGTGCTATACAAGTTTTGCAGGTATGGGACATCCTATTATTTCTGTAGGTTCTGGAAATCTTAATATGATGGACTACCACGGGTCAGTAGAGTTAGCCGATATAACAAGCGGACACCATGATATAGAAGTATACGGGGGCAGGGTTGTAATAGCTGCTAGTTGTACTGCAGGGGAGATCCATATACTAGGTGAACCTTATTCTATAGTTGATAATTCAGGCGTTGGGTGTACAATACTTAATAGCACACAAAATAGGAAGGTACTTACAGTGCCTAAATTTATAGGACTTAAATAGTGAGTATTTACGGAACAGAATCGATAGATGATAAGTTAAATTGTATTATTGAAAAGCAAGCAGACATATCAGAAAGAGTAAATAACATAGAAAAAAGTAGCGCTGTAGATAGTGTAGTACTATACCAGCACTTAAAGACTTTTAGTGCTCAGGTTAACACTGATATTGATATCCAGAGGCAAATAAGTACTCTACTTCAAGAGGTAACCTCTGTTCATGCCGAGCAAAAAATCCTCTTAGAAGAGCGCAGGGACTCTATAAAATTCTGGAAGTGTATGAAGGAGAGAATAGCTACAGCAGGAGTTTTAGGAGCTATAGGACTATTAGGGAGCGTTATATGGTATGGCATACAGCAATATTTAATACACGGACCAAAGGGTTAATATATTCCTGTGCACCAACTTAAATTGTAATTTAGGGTTTGACAAGCCCTAAATTATTATGTATAATATCTTGAAGAGTGGTAAAAATATTCAAGGAAAACCACGTATGGCAGAGCTAAAAAGACTCCCTATAAAGTATATTAGAGACAAGATAAAGTCTCAGTATCCTAAATCCTCAGAGTGTTTCATCTGTGGCAGCCTAGAAGAGATAGAGTTCCATCACTATAATACTTTAACATTACTATTAGATAAGTGGCTCAAGGTAACAAAGCACAGCGTTGATACTGTAGAGCAAATAGAGTTTGTTAGAGATTTATTTATAGATGAGTTTAAGGAGCTTTTAATTTCTTCAGAGGAAACTGTTACATTATGTAAATTTCATCATACAGGAAATGGGGCAGGAGAAGGAAAGGGCTTACACAAAATATACGGTAAAGCACCTGCCTTAATAACAGCACCTAAACAAAAACGCTGGGTGCAGAAACAAAGAGATAAATATTATGGGCTGGATCAGTAACCTACGTGAGAAGTTAAATCCGGCGCAGGCTGAGATGGTTATGTCGGAAGGGGATGTTGTACAATCTACTATAAACCCTATAACCTACCAAACCGCATATCAGCAAATCGAAGTTGTAAACAGAGGTATCAACCTAACAGTAGATGCCGCAGCCGAGATAACTATGGATTTAAACGCTAGTAAGGTGCACGGCATAGCTACTACAGATAGTAATGTAAGACCTGCTAAACTAGAAAAATTATTAAACTTTAAACCTAATCCCTATACAAATGCAGACGTATTCAAGCGCAATATCTACATAGATATCTTACTTGAAGGTAACGCCTTTATTTATTGGGACGGGGCGCACCTTTATAATATATCAGCTAATAAGATGGAAATCTTAACAGATAAGATAAACTTTATAAAAGGTTATAGGTTTGGAAGCGTTACATATAACGCAAATGAAATAATACACATAAGAGATAATAGTTCTACCTCTATATATAGAGGAACATCGAGACTAATATCAGCTAACTCTAGTTTGAGAATTCTTCAAAACATGAGCACCTTTCAAGAAAACTTTTTCAAGAACGGAACAGTGCCAGGTTTAGTACTTAAAACTCCCAATGTTTTATCAAAGAAAATAAAAGACAGAGTCAGAGCAGATTGGTCAAGACTATATAATCCAACTAGTGGTGGACGTAGACCTATTATACTAGATGGTGAGTTTGATATACAAAACTTGGGTACTACTAATTTCCAAGAGTTAGACTTTCAGGACTCGATAGATACACAAGAGCGAAAGATTTTAAAAGCTATAGGCGTTCCGCCAATTCTTTTAGATGCTGGTAATAATGCTAACATAAGCCCAAACCAAAAACTATTCTACACAAACACTGTTATACCTTTAGTAATAAAGCTAACACAGGCATTAGAAAGTTTCTTCGGCTACGACTTAAAACCTGTATACCAGAATATTCTAGCGCTAAGACCTGACCTTCGTGATGAATCAGCTTACTATACATCTTTAGTAAATGCTGGAGTTATCACAAGAAACGAAGCCAGAGAAAAGCTAAGACTAGAAGCAAGCGATCAACCTTTTGCGGACGAACTAGTACTGCCAGCTAATATAGCCGGAAGTGCAGTAGACCCTACACAAGGAGGAGCGCCAACACATGAACCGGAGAATTAAAATATGACTAAAAAGCTATTAAGGCTGACGTCTAACTTCGCCATTACTGAAAAAGCCGCAGGAGACGATAACGAAACATTAACTATCTCCGGTTGGGCTAATACTACAGATAAAGATAGAAGTGGCGATGTGATCCTGGAAGAAGCCTGGTCTAAGGGCGGACTTTCAGACTACTTGAATAACCCTATTATATTAGGTTATCATAAACATGATAATCCTATTGGTAAAATGGTTAATCATACAGTTAGTGCTAAAGGGCTATTTATTACAGCTGAAATTAGTAAAGCTGCTGGAAATATGTATAACCTGATTAAAGAAGGTGTCTTAAAAAGCTTCAGTGTAGGCTTTATGGTTAAAGACGCTGATTACGATAGTATGACTGATATTTTCGTAATTAAAGATTTGGAACTAATGGAAGTCTCTGTGGTAAGCGTACCTGCTAACCAACACAGTACTTTTAGTGTTGCAAAACAGTTTGAGTCGGTGGATGAATGCAGCGACTTCAAAAAAGGGTTCTCTTTGGAAGAACAGTTAGAAGACAAAAATAAATCGGAAGAAGCGAACACTGAGAAAGATACAATTGCATCTAAAGCAGACGACGCTAAGCCCACTAAAACAGAAATATTGGAGATACAAATGACACCAGAAGAAATTCAAGCAGCAATCGCAAAAGGCATTGCAGATGCTAATACCGCGGCTAAAGCTTTAGAAGTTACAGAAAAAGCAGCAGCAGACAAAGCAGCAGCATCAATTGTTGTTGGAAATTCAGGCGTAGAGAAGTTAGTTGCTGAACTAACAAAGCGCTTCGAAGATAATGAAAAGAGCTTAGGCGAAAACCTAGATGGTTTACGTGCTGAGTTAAAAGAAAAATCAGACGAAGTTACTGCTATGCAAAAAAGCAAAATGCAGTTTGAAGAAAAATCAAGTGTAGAAATTGCACGTGTTGACGCTAATAGCGCTGTTTTACTAGCTAAAATTCTAGGTAAATCTGCAATGGCTACAACATATGCTGGTAGACTTTTAGAAAAAGCACCTTCAGACCATCACTCAGCATTAACCCAAGATTGGGAACAACAATTCTCTACAACATTGTTAGCGGATATCCGTAGACAGTTAGTTGTTGAGCCTTTGTTCCGCAATATTGCAATGACATCAAACAAAATGCATTTACCAATTAACCCTGAAGCTGGCTACGGTCAATGGATTGGTTCAGCAGCTTATAATGAAACTGCTGCTTCTACTGGTACTGCTGCTGAACATGACATCACTGATACTACATTAACAGCTTATAAACTAGCTGCTAAAGAGTACTTAGGTTATGAAGAAGAAGAAGATTCAATCATTCCTTTACTTCCTATTATCCAAGATGCTGTTACTCGCAGAATGGCTAAATCATCTGACCAAGCGATTCTTCGTGGTTTAGGTTCAGGCGCATCAGATCCAATCAAAGGTATCTGTAAACTAGCATTAGATGCTGGTGGTGATGCTGTTACTACACTATCAATTGGTGGTGCTGATAAAGCAACTGCAGCAATCATGCAAACAGTTCGTCGTGGTTTAGGTATTCGTGGTCTTAATCCTTCAGACGTTATGTATGTTGTTAGTTCTGAAGTATACTACGACTTACTCGAAGATGCGGATTTCCGTACTGTAGATAAAGTTGGTATGCCTTATGCTACTCTATTAACTGGTCAAGTTGGTTCAATCAACGGTTCTCCAGTTATTGTTTCTGGTGAGTTCGATGCTATCTCAGCAGGCAATGCAGCAGCAGTAGCAGTTAATACTGCTAACTTCATCAAAGGTGAATTACGTGGCTTAATGATGGAACGTGATAAAAATATTGAATTTCAACGCAACGTATTAGTTGCTTCTAGACGTATGGGGTTCATCCCAATCATCGGTTCAGTTGGTGCTTCAGTACTTAATTACGCAGCGTAGTTAAAATACTATTAAGATGGGGGCGAAAGCCCCCATTTTTGTATGTGAGGAATAAAAAGAATGGCAGAATTAGTAACCCTAGATGAGTATAAGACTTATAAAGGAATAACCAATCCAGATAAAGATGACCAAATAAGATATATAGTGTCTGCTGTAAATTCTTTAGTAAAAAACTACTGTAATAGATCCTTTGTAGACCACTACTCTGGAGCAGATTTAACAGTATACTTCGACGGCACTAGTACTGATTTAGTGTACCTAGATGAAATACCTATAATAACTATAGCTTCTGTATCTGTATCTTCCGACGGAGGAGTAACAGAGACTGCTTTAGTAGAAAATACAGATTACTTTGTAGATTTAGAGGAAGGCACTGTTCAGACAGTAACAGGCTCATTCTTTTCTACAGGCTATGCACATCATAGTTTAAAGGTAGTATATGCCGGAGGCTATGAAGTAGCCCCAGAAGATTTAAAAATAGCCTGCCTAGATTTGGTAGACTATTATAAGAATGAAGACTACACCGCTAAAAAGTCTCTAAGAATGGTTGGTGAGGTAGTAAGTTCAACAGCTAAAACATTGCCCCCACATATTAAGAGGGTAATGGACTTATATAGAATTATATACTAATGAGTAAGTTCATTGGTACTATAGAAGAAGATGTAGGGAAGGCACTAGACTTAAGCGCCGGAGAGACAGTAAAAGGGCTATATGTCCTTTCCCTGTCTAAAAAGGATTTAATACATAGCCTAGGAGAGGCTGCTGGAAGCATAATATTTAGAAAGCTCCATAGCGATGTAGTTTTAAAAAACTTAGGGGGCTCTAAAGGTAGACCTTTAGGCTCTATTCAGAGAATAAATGCTGAAGTACTTGGTAGTATAGGCCCTGGTGAACATCTGTACCATAAACGCGGAGATGATATAGTTATTGTAACAACCAGCAAAGATAAGGCCACTTTGAGATTATCTAAGGTATTGGACAGTTTACAAGCTAAGGCAGTTAGTAAACCCGGAAGACCTGCTAAAGATGTTAAGCCACATACTGTTGTAGACTCTGGAAAGGTTTCGGTTGATGTAGTTTCTAAGTATCAGATAACAACTGGGTATGTTCTGGCTTTAACTAAGCAACTTTCTATGTTTTCAACTAACGTATCTGTAGTTATACCTAATAACAACAGCTATAAGACAGGCTTTAAAACATTAGAAACAAACCTAACGAAGAAATTGTCGTCAAGTAAGGCAGGCAGTCCTATCGCCACCATTGCTAAAGACTTAGCCAATATGTTAAACTTTATGTCTGAGAAATACCCTAACGCTACTTCTAAGTCTGCTAAGAGTATTTCTAAAACATTCCCAACAGTGTCTGATACACATGTTTCTAGAAAACTAGCTAAGTCAGGAGAGTTTAAGCCTAGAGAGATGAAAGAAGGTGCTGCTAGTTTAGGTATTATATTAGCTGCCTTAAACGATAATATATCTGACGCCGTAGCCAACAGAATGCACCACTCATCGGAGCCCTCAAGTAGTAGATACTTAAGGTTTCAAAGCGGAAGATTTGCAAACAGTGTGGTGGTTACCGGACTTTCTCTAAGTGCTAAAAGTATCACTGCATACTATAACTTTCAAGAAAGCCCTTATCAGGTTTTTGAGGATGTATCTCAAGGTGGACGAGGTAAAGACCCTTGGAGGTCTAGAGGCAGAGACCCAGGTCTTCTTGCGGGCAGGGCTATTAGAGACCTGCTAAACCAAGAAATAGCTAAAGGTGTCATGGATAAAAAACAAATTAGAACTAGAGAGAATATACTATAATGTCAGCAAGGTCTAAAATTACAGAGAAATTAATATCTCTATTAAAAGAAATAGACGGCAGCGCGCCTTATACATCTAATCTTTATAATAATATTACTAATAAGCTTATATTCTGGGACGAAGTAAATGACTTCCCACACTTATGTGTAATACCAGGAAGCGAGCAGCGCGAGTATTTACCGGCAAGCTTCAAGTGGGGCTACCTAGCTGTATCTATAAAGATATATGTTAATTCAGACGAAAACCCGCTAGTTGAATTAGAAAGTATTCTACAAGATATAGAGTACGTAGTAGATTCCAATATACACTTTATCTTTGATACAGATACAAGTGATAAAATAGAAGATTTACGAATAGGATCTATTACAACAGATCAGGGGCTTCTAGCCCCGTTTGGCGTAGCAGAAGTAGACTTGATAGTTCAATATCAAGTTAAATAAGTATTAGTCGTATAAAGATAATTATCGGATAACTACTAATATGTTTAAATTAAAAAATTGGAGATCTAAATGTCTTTAAACCTATCCCGCAGTACTAAACTATATGTTTCTACTGTTAAAACTGGCTGGACTTCAGCCGACACGTTTGAGATCCCTGTATTAGACGGATACTCATTCTCACAAGATGCAGCAACGCAGGAAGTTACAGTATCAGAAGCAGGTGAATCACCTACTCGTGGTAAGAAAATCTTTAACACAGCATTGAACCCAGCAGCTGTTTCCGTAAGTACGTACGCTAGACCTTTTTTCAATGTTACTCACAACGCTGTAGAGCGTGTGCTTTGGGAAGCTTTAGTTGGTGCTGGTCCTTTGAATGTAAATACTAAATCGGGCGCGTCATACTTCGAAGCTGACTTTGAAAATTCAAACGTTCATGAGTTACTGAAGTTACAATTCTACTTTGTTTTAGAAAATACTACATACCATGTAGAAGACGTAATTATTAATACTGCTGAAGTAGATTTCTCTATTGACGGTATTGCAATGGTTGCATGGTCTGGTCAAGGTTCTGCAGTAACTGAAAAAGCTGTAGGAACATATCCTACAACTGGAGAATTCCTAGCAATTGATACAGCAGCTGAGTTTATTACTAATAAACTATCTGTTATGTCTTTAAGCAAGGCTACAGGCACTACATCAGCAAGCTGGACAGTAGACTTTGGAACTGCTCTTTTATCTACTGATCTACATACTCTTGTAGATGCTACAAGCTATACAGCAGAGATAGCAGTAGATGGTGCAGCAGCTCAAGTTATTACTATTGATCCTGCAGCAACTTCTCCAGTACTTACAGGCGGAACAGTATCTCAAGTAATCAATGAAATAAACCAACAACTAGATAACGCTTACTTAGCTTTAGTTGACGGCGACTTAGTTGTTACTTCAATAACTTCTGGTACTACATCATCTGTTAGTGTAACAGAACCTGGCGTTGATGACCTATTTACAACACTGCAAACGGCAGCTTTTGTTGGTCTTGGTGCTCAAACTGGTGGTACAGGCGCACTTAAAGCTTATAACGTTGCTATCACTGGTGGTTCTTTAACTATTGATAATGGTGTTACATTCTTAACTCCTGAAGAACTTGGTGTTGTTAATACACCTATTGGTTCATTCACTGGCGCACGTAGTGTATCAGGTAGTGTAACTTGTTACTTAAACACTGGCGCTAATAACTCTGGTGGTTTATTATCTGACTTAGTTTCAGATACTTCTACAGTTACTCAAGAGTTTGAGCTATTGTTAAAAATTGGCGGAAACGCTACTCCTCGTGTAGAGTTTGATATGAAACATACACATTTGGTAATTCCTGCAGTATCTACTGCTGACGTTCTTGGGTTAGATATTACTTTCTCAGCTCTAGGTCAGGATATTGATACTACAGATGAATTACTTGTTAGATATTACGCTACTGTATAGTAGCAAGATAGTTTGAGCGAAAGTACGTGTTGACATGTATTGCCGGGAGCCCTACTCTCCCGGCTAGCTTTTTTAGTTATATAATGTATATAGAGGTAGGGTCTTTATATATAATGGAATTAAATTCGTGGAATTAAAATCACTTTTATCAGCAAGCTCTTTGATAACACTTGCATACCCAGATCCAGACCTTAAAGGGTTTGAGGTTAATCTGCAATACATGTCTAGAGATTTACTACAAAAACTAAGAAAACAAGCCACAACTATTGGCTTTAATAAAACAACAAGACAACCAGAAGAAGCAATTGATGATGACTTATTTTATAAGTTATATGTTGGTGAGGCTTTAAAAGGTTGGTCAGGTTTAAAAATCAAATACTTAGCAGAACTAATGCCTGTAGACTTATCTAGTGTTACAGACACAGAAGCTGAGTTTCCTTTCTCTGCAGAAGCGGCTACTACACTTGTAAAAAACTCAACAGCTTTTGATAACTGGCTAATGGCTGTTATCAATGATGTTTCGCTTTTCAACAAGACCGTATAGAATTAGACATATCTTTATTAACAAGATTTGTCGCAGCCTCTAGAGAAGGGCTAACTAAAGCTAGATATTTAGAATCCTGTGAGATAACAGGGTCAGAGCCTATAGAAGAAGAAATGCCTGTAGAGGACTCAGAGCTAACCTTTGATATTCTACAGGTTCTTCAAGTATATAAACTGCTAAAGTCTACTGTAGATGGTTTCTCTGGTCTCTATACGGGAAAAGATCTATCCTTGATTGAGTATTTATTTAAACTACATGAAGTACCACAAGATCTACAAGCAGTGTATTTAGGCTATATAATGCTAATAGACGAGGATAACATAGCGTATTACGCTAAGAAAAAGGCGAATAAAACAAATGGCAAGTAGCACAGTAATTAAAACGCTTAAAGTTGAAGTACGCGCAGATGGTGTTTTACAACTAGCTGGCGGATTAGATAAAGTAAAAAGATCGGCTAAAGATACTAGCGGTGAAATAGATAGAATGAATAAAGGTACTGCTGGCCTAGCCAACAATACCAAGAACTTTTCTAAGCAGGCACAGGGAATGGGGGGCATAGTTAGAGCGTATGCTACCGTTGCTGCACATGTGTTTGCTCTTACCGCTGCCTTTCATATATTAAAAGTTAGTGCTGATTTATCTGCAATGGAAGAGTCAGCTAGACAATTAGCCGCAACTACTGGTATAAACTATGCTGGCGTTGCTAGAAGTTTAAAAGAAATAAGTGATGGCGCCCTAACCTTTGCTGAATCTATGCGTATAGCTAACCTTTCAACTGCTGCTGGGATTTCTCAGAGCGGTTTAGAGAGATTAACTACTATAGGTGTTAAGGCGGCTACTGTTTTAGGTAGAAACGTTCCTGACGCTGTAAATAGATTAGTACAAGCTGTTGTTAAGGGTGAGCCAGAGTTAGTAGATGAGTTCGGTATTATACTAAGACTTACAGATGCTTCTGAGAAGTATGGTGAAAGTATTGGTAAAGCCGCTAAAGACTTATCAACCTTTGAAAAATCACAGGCTATCCTTAATCAAGTATTAGAACAAGGTGAAGATAAGTACGCTAACATTGGTGCTGTTGCTAAACCCTACCAAAAACTATCGGCAGAATTTCTAGATATAGGACAAAAGATATTATCTTTCATATCTGGACCAATTACGGGTATAGTAGGATTTTTGGCAGACAACAGTACTTTAATTACTATAGCTATTATCAGTTTATCTTCTGCATTATTAAATCTAGCCATACCTGCCATAGCTAGCTTAGGCGATGCTTTTCAAGATAAACTTGCTACAAGTATAAGCAACTCAGCAGCACAAATAGATATCCTTAAAAAGAAAGCTATAGACTTAAAAAATTCTCTCGGCACCTCTATAGAGGGGGAGAAGGCTAAGTCAGGTAGCGCCATTAAATCAAGACTAGCAGGTAACCCAGAAATACTTAAATTTTCTAGAACTGGGTCTTCTGCTATAGCTAAAGCCGTAAAAGACGGTCTTGGTGGCTCAGAGTTCTTAGCCGCAGTTAATAAGTCTTTGAAACCTTACATAGCTAGTTTAAGAAATAAAACTAAATTTGCTATAGAGAATGGTGTAGATACGGTAGAGTTTAGAGGAAAAAACATAAGTACTGATCTTGCCAGAGAGTTAGTAAAAGGCTATGAGACAGGAACTGTTAGAGGGCAGGCACTAATAAAGGAAAGTGTAAAAACAGGACTTAGTGCGGCGGCAACTAATATCTCTATATTTACTACAAGATTCAAAGCTGCAGCAATAGGTATGGGACAGGAGCTTAGTCGAGGAATACAGGGTGGGTTAGCTGCAGTATCCTTTACAGCTTTTAGAGCAAATATGTCTGCTGTACTATCCTCAGGCACTTTAACCTCTAAGTTAGCGGTAGGTTTAGGCTCTGTAGCTTATGCAGGTAAGGCGGCATTTAGCGCTTTTAGCAAGCTGCTGCCTATAGCGGCGGGGCTTACTATAGCTTTTGAGGGCTTTAAATTTCTAGCTACAACAGTAGGTTTATTAACTCCAGCATATGATAAGTTTAATACTGCAATTAAAGAAAGCTCTAAGCTTTTAGAAGAGCAAGAAGGCATACAGAAAAGTCTAATATTAGCTAGAGGGTTAGATAATACACCAGATGACTTAACTAGTCAAATAAAGTTTATAGATGCTTTGGTAAATACCTTTAGCACGTTGGAAACAGCAGCGGATAAGCTAATAGAAGCAGCTGGGGCTATGAAAGAAATGACGTTCTTTGACAGGTTTTTAAGCTCTGTCACAGGCGGTAGTTCGCTTATAACTAATCAGCTAGAGATGGTAGAAAAGTTAATAGCACAGACTAAAGCTGTAACTAATATAGATGTGAGAGTGCTGAACCCAGAGCTAGACGCAAATATAAAAGCAGCACAAGAAGGTACTGGAAGCTTTAAAACTTTCGGGGCTAGACGTGATGCCGGCGAGTTAACGTTTGGAAGTAAGAGGCAGGGATTTGATCAAACTAGAGTAGAAGCTGAAGCAAAAGTAAATGAAGAAATTTATACAGCACTAGTTAAGCAGGTATTAATCTTAAAAAGTACAATGGAAGAGGCTTCAAAACCTCTTAGAATGTTACAGGGTAACTTCCGTGCTATGGAGGAGTCTTCAAAAGGTATAAGTTCTAATATATCTCAAGCAGCCTTAGCAGCATCTAACATTTCTTCTGCGTCTAAAACACTAAGAGAGTTTGATATTGGTTTAGCAGCATTAGATAGTATTCCAGTACTTGATGAAATATCAGGAACTAGTAGTCTTACAAGAGACAAGGCAAAAATATCATTTTTAGCTTCTTTAAGCACAAATACACAAAGATACTTAGGTGTTAAGTTAGATGAATTTTCTGTAGAAAGCGATATAGCTAAAGTCAGAGCAGAGCAAAGACGATTACAGATAAAAGAAACATCAGATATTGTAAATAAAGACAAACTAACCGCACTAGGTTTACAGCTTACAGCCTCTAAAAAACTATCAGAGTTCGAAGCTACAAACTTAGATTTAATTGATGCTAGAAGAAC